CATCCTGAAAGTGAGAATTGGTGGTACGAAAAACCTTGGCAATATATAAACAAACATTGGCATAACTATGAACACCATAAGTTGTTGCTAGAGTTTGTAAACGAATTAATGGAAAAACAATGAGAATAATCAGATTTACAGCATCATGGTGCAAACCATGCCAAGCATTAGCAAAGAATTTAGAAGAAGCCAAATTAGAAATGCCTATCGAGGTGGTCGATATTGATGTATCACCTGAAATAGCATCCGATTTTGGTATTCGTTCTGTTCCAACTCTTGTGATGTTGGACTGGAATACAGAAATGAAAAGAATTAGCGGTAATCAATCAGTAAAAGAATTGAGAGAGTGGGCAAATGGTCAAGAAGTCAAACAGTAAAATTACGGATGATCGGTCATCCTTTAAACCTTTCAACTATCCATGGGCATATGATGCATGGTTGAAACATGAACAGAGCCATTGGATGCATACTGAAGTGCCAATGATTGAAGATGTTAAGGATTGGAAATCTAAATTAACAGTAGAAGAAAAACAGTTTCTTACGCATATCTTCCGTTTCTTTACACAGGGAGATATTGATGTTGCAGCCGGTTATGTAAACAATTACTTACCTCACTTTCGTCAACCAGAAGTTCGCATGATGCTTCTTGGTTTTGCTGCGCGTGAAGCATTGCACGTTGCTGCATATAGTCATTTGATTGAAACATTAGGTCTACCTGATACAATGTATAATCAGTTTCTACAGTATGATGCGATGAAACAGAAACACGAATACCTACTGAATGAATCTAATCTATTAGTCAACACCGCATCAGTAGCAAGAAACATCGCAATGTTCTCTGCATTCACCGAAGGTATGCAATTGTTTTCATCATTCATCATGTTGCTAAACTTCCCACGCCATGGTGTAATGAAAGGCATGGGTCAAATTGTTACATGGTCAATTGTAGATGAAACAATGCACGCCGAATCTATGATTAAATTGTTCCGTACCTATGTTGAAGAAAACAAACAGATTTGGAATGATGATCTAAAAGGTGAGATATATACACTAGCTACAAAAATGGTTGAACTAGAAGATAAATTCATTGACCTTGCATTTGAAATGGGTGCAATGAAAGATTTAACATCCGATGATGTAAAGAAATATATTCGTTATATCGCTGATCGACGTTTGATTAGCCTTGGTATGAAGGGTATATTTAAAGTCAAAAAGAATCCATTACCGTGGGTTGAAGAAATGATTAACGCACCAACGCACACCAATTTCTTTGAGAATCGTGCAACAGATTATGCAAAGGGTGCATTGAGTGGTAACTGGGATGAAGTATGGGCAAAAGCAGCATGAAAGATTATACAGATTTTAAAGTGCAGAAAGAAATCTTACTTGAATACTTGCAAGTTATGATTGCATTAGAAGATTGGCATGGTGTCGCTGATCTTGCAATGGATTTAAGGGAACTAGAAGCCAAACAAAAAGGAATTAATAATGTTAACGGTCACAGACTCAGCATTCAAACAAATTGAAGCGATATTGTCTGATGAAGAAGATGCAAACTATGTTAGAGCATTTATTAGTGGAGGCGGTTGTTCTGGCATGAACTATAATTTTACAGTAGAATCAAAAAAAGATGATGAAGACTTTGAGATAGGTACTGTATTGATTGATCCAGCAAGTATGCAACATTTAGAAGGGGCAACAATAGACTTTGTTGATGACAAATTAAAAGGTTCACAGTTTGTTATAACAAACCCTAATGCCGTCACCACTTGTGGTTGCGGTTCATCATTTGGTGTATGAGATGGCATATTCAGAAAAGGTGCTAGACCATTATGAAAACCCGCGAAATGTTGGATCTTTTGCAAAAGACGATAATAATATTGGTACTGGTATGGTTGGTGCTCCTGCTTGTGGTGATGTAATGAAACTTCAAATCAAAGTAGAAGATGGTATTATAACAGATGCTAAATTTAAAACTTACGGATGTGGATCGGCTATTGCGTCTAGTTCTCTTGTCACAGAATGGATCAAAGGTAAAACGCTTGAGCAAGCGGGAAGCATTAAGAATACTCAGATTGCAGAAGAACTCGCCTTACCTCCGGTCAAAATACATTGTAGCATACTGGCAGAAGATGCGATTAAAGCGGCAATTGCAGACTATGAAATGAAATGTGAATGTAATATATGAAATTTATCGAAAGATTAAATAGAACTCTTGTTAAAGTAATCAGTTGGAGAGTAGTAATAACAGCAAGTAATTTCTTATTGACCTATTTTCTTACTGGGTCATGGCAAACTGGGCTTGCATTTGTCGGACTAGCAACAGTAGTAAACACCATCGTTTATGCATTACATGAGCGAGGGTGGAACCGCATACAATGGGGAAAAACAATAAAAGAATGAGAACCTTACAACATTTTTGCGATGAATGTAACTCTGAATTTACCTTAAAATATAACGAAGAACTTGTAGAATCTGATCCACTTCATTGTCCTTTCTGTGGCACATATATATTGGAGCTAGAAGACAAAGACGATGATGAGGATGAATGACCTGGTACTTTCATAATACACCAATTGAATTCACAGAAAGTGATATGGGCGATGCTTTCGGCTTCGTCTATATTATCACACATATAAAATCTGGCCGTAAATACATCGGCAAGAAATTCTTCACAAAATCAAAAACAAAACAAGTTAATGGTAAGAAGAAAAAGTCTCGCGTTTCTTCTGACTGGCTTACCTATTGGGGTTCAAACAAGGAACTTCAGGCTGATGTATTGGTTAATGGCGAAGCCGAATACACTAGAGAGATTATCCATGTATGCAAAACAAGATCAGAATGTAGTTATTGGGAAACTTTTGAGATATTCAATCGCCATGCTCTTTTAAGTGAAAATTACTACAACGCATGGTGCAGTTGCAAAATTCACAAAGCACATCTAGGAGGTCTACACAATAAATCTTTGTAATGCCCATAACAATAAAGGACAAAAAATGGCTAGAAAACAAGCAGCAAACACCCACAATATTGTCGAACTAAGCAAACAGCCGCAAACAAAGAATCAATTACGCCTACGAATTGATGACCTATTAACCTTCAAACCATTGACAGACAATCAATCTAAATTCTTTGATGCATACAGACAAGGCGATTATTTCATAGCACTACATGGTGTTGCAGGTACAGGTAAAACCTTTTGCGCTCTCTATAAAGCCTTAGAAGAAGTCCTTGATAAAAGTAATCCGTTTGATAAGATTATTATAGTTCGCTCTGCGGTGCAAAGCCGTGAGATTGGTCACCTACCTGGTGATGTAGAAGAAAAGATGGAAATCTATCAGCAACCCTATCGCCAAATATGCCATACATTGTTTGACCGTAAAGATGCATGGGATAGGCTAGAAGAACAGGGTCATATTCAGTTTATCAGCACCAGTTTCATTCGTGGAATGTCCTTTGATGATGCTATCATTATCGTTGATGAGATGCAGAATATGAATTACGAAGAAATTGATACCGTTATGACACGGGTTGGTTATCGTTCAAAGATTATATGGTGTGGTGATTACAGGCAAACTGACCTGAACCGCAAGAAGACCGATATGTCTGGCATTTTAAAATTCTTTGATATTGCCATGCACATGGGTGCATTTACAAAGATAGAATTTACACCTGATGATATTGTTCGAAGCAGCCTGGTAAAGGATTACATCATGGCTAAGATGAAGTGGGAAGATATACAGGATAGGTTATCTTAAAACCGGACACCGATACTTAGTAGTATTTCCGCATGGGGCTAGGCAATTGTTTTTCTTGATTGCCTAATTTATGCTGTGCTGCAACATAAAAATGACTAAATAGAATAGTGATGAAAAGTATCACTAACTAACGGAGAGACAAATGAAGTCAGTTTTAAAGTTTTTTTCTGTGTTGCTAGAAGCCATTCAAGATGGTAAAAGACTAAGAGCAGAAACCCGTACCAAACATTTCAGAATCGTTTAAGGAGAATACTATGAGCATGATTACACCACAATACTACATCAACCAAGCCATTGACACCATTCAAGGTACAAAATCTTTCTTTTTGAAAACATTGGTAACTGATGAAAAAGTGCTAAAGCCAATGCAAGAATTTATTGATCTACAAACTACATTTGCTAAAAATGCATCGCGTGTGGCATATGATGTAATGACAGAAAGTGCTGCATACCTTCAAAAGATGGCAACCACAACTAAGTGAAATTGTCTGTCGCATATATAATTGATGCGACAGAAATTCATACCATCCAAAACATACATCGGGGTTGCCAATAGAACCAAGTTCTGGCAACCCGTGGTTAGGAATGGTTGGATCATAAAATTCTCGGTCCATGACGATACTAATGTTCTGTTAATCGTCACATCAAAACTCACAGGTCAAACCATCATCCGTTACTATGATGATGAAGATGAGGCTTGTGAGTTTATCAATTATATAATGAGCCAGGCGTCCTCGCCAATATAAATAGACCATTAATCGCACCTCACGGAAGAAGATATGGCAATCAGTCAAATCAAAACGCAATCTATTACACCTGGTTCAACAATAACAGGTAACTTAATTGGCACTGGTGCAATCAATGCATCAAATACAATACAAGCTGGTTCAATTACTGGTAACTTAATTGGTGCTGGAGCAATTAGCACCAATGTATTCGTTTCCAGTTCTATCACAGGAAATTTGAT